CATTTACAGGAATATCTACATTGCTTGACAAGACTTCAAAGATTTTTACTTTTATTAAAAATCTTGATTATGAAGAATTGTTTTCATTGTGTATAAACTTGTATTTGTCAATTGGAACCGCCTACGCTAGTGGTGTAGGATTTGTACAATTTGTTTTTCATATGTTTAAACTCGTAAGATTTTTACATAAAACGATGAAGAATACGAATCTGATAACCCATGCACCTGTTATTTCGGACGATGATGACTGGCACACTGAAAATATGAGTTTGGAAGCTCTCATGGCAGGTTTGGTATACTTTGGTGTATCAAACAATCTCATTTCTGCTTTGAAAGACTTTTCTCTATTAATAGGGAAAAGAGTACATGCATCTCATACATTTCAATCAATATTTTCTGCACTGCACAATATCATCAATGGCTTTTTGGACTTCATTACTGATAAAATTGGATTGGAAAGGTTTATTATTCCAATCAAAAAAGTAGTAAAATACTTATTTGAACCATTTTCATATTATCAACATCTTATGGAAGTGGTGGAACAATATACTGAATGGATAAGAGATCAATCAACGTTACATAACCCCGTTTTTAGGAACAAAGTTATAACAACTGCGAAAGCTCTCAAATGCAACACTGGATTTCTCGATTGGATAAGGAACAATGATAATAAACATTTCATTGCGACTTGGAACGCTTACAATGATCAACTATATAAAATGGCAAATACATATACTACTTCCGAAAGGGAGGAACCTATATGTATAGTACTAGATGGACCACCTGGTTGTGGAAAATCTGTATTGCTTAATAAAGTAGTTGAATCTTTGAAAGCTCTGGACCATACCGTTTATACCCATACTGTACCCCCTGTAAATACTTCGAAGGATTTTTACGACGATTATTTGAACCAGGATGTATTTGTTATGGATGACGTAGGACAACAGGGTAAATCTCAGTGGCGATCGATTATTAATTTTGTATCGCCCGTCAAATACCCTTTGGACTGCGCTCAAGCTGATAAGAAAAATACCAAATTTTTTAACTCAAAGATATTAATATGTACTACTAATGCTTTTGAACATCTTTGCGGTTTCACCGCACAAGATGCAATCTCAACACCAGAAGCACTATTTAGAAGAGTACATTTAATAAATGTCGCACGAATCTCAGAAACCTCTTATCAAGGTTTCTCTCAACAGCTCATATATAAAAAGTATGACTATGTGACATCGAAAAATTGGAAAAATGAATTATTGGCTCATAATGCACGACTGACGAAATGGAACACCCA